TTTTTGTATTCTTATAATAAAGATTTCCAACCAACGAAAACCTTAAACGGATATCCACTATTACCACAATTAACAGACCATTTTTCAGTACAACCAAATGCAAGGAATTATATGACACCAAAACACACTGGAATACATGGTGGTGTTAGTGATGTAGATGGTCTTAAAACTATAGATTATCCAGATAATGAAGCAACATGGAATCACTTACAACAACATGATGCCGAATTAAATCATTTACAATTTAATTCTATTGAAATTGTTGTCGCTGGAGATACAAATAGAAGAGTGGGACATAAAGTTGCAGTACAAGCACCAGATATAACAGGTGATGAAAATAATAGCGGTTTAGATACTATGGTTAGTGGAATTTATTTAATCACAAAAATAAAACATGTAATAACCCCGAACAGTGGGCATCAAATGCATATGAGATTGTGTAAAGACTCATATGCATGGGGTCTACCAAATGAGTTTGAGTTTGAAGGTGGTGACGAAGAAGGAATTGGTGGGGTGTATCATGCTTAATTATATGGGAAAAGATTCTTTCGTTTGGTTTATGGGTGTTGTGGAAGACAGACAAGACCCATTAGAACTTGGAAGGTGTAGAGTCAGATGTTTAGGATTACACACTCAAAATAAAATTGACATACCCACTGAAGATTTGCCTTGGGCAACACCAGTGCAACCTATGACTTCGGCATCTATGAATGGAATAGGACATACTCCATTGGGTCCTGTAGAAGGTTCATGGGTTGTAGGATTTTTTAGAGATGGAGCCAATGCACAAGACCCAATATTAATTGGAACTGTTGGGGGAGTACCACAAGTTGAATCAGATGTAGAATCTGGATTTAATGACCCAAATGGAAAATATCCAAAATCAGATTTCTTAGGAGAACCAGATGTTAATAGACTTGCAAGAGGAATAACACAAGGAACTATAGTAGATTCTAAACTTGAAGATGCACAAAAACTTAAAGATATTCCAACTGCAAATAACGCACAGGGAACATGGTTTGAACCCATGACACCTATTGGTGCTACTTATCCATATAATAATGTTTATGAATCCGAAAGTGGTCACATTCAAGAATTTGATGACACAGAAGGTGCAGAGAGAATTCATACATATCACAAATCTGGAACTTTTGAAGAAATTCATCCTAGTGGACATAAAGTTACAAAAGTAAAAGGTGAAGATTATGAAATTTCTATGGGTAATAAATTCGTACACATAAAAGGAAATGCAAATGTTCTCATAGGAGATGATGAGAATGCGAGCAACTTGACTCTTTATGTCAAGGGAAATGTTGATATGCAAGTAAATGGTAATGTAACAGAAAAAATTAAAGGTAATGTCGAACAGACTGTTGAAGAAGGTAATGTTGCCATTAAAAGTGAAACTGGAAATATTGAAATAAACTCAGAAGGAAATCTTAAACTTTATAGTGGTGGAGAGATGGAAATTTCGTCTGGTGGTCCGATGAGATTAAGAGGTTCGTCAATTGATTTAAATTAGGAGAGAGAGATGGGACTTGGAATTACAAGAGCATATTTAGATACAGCAGGAGGCGTTGTGTTGACTGGCGCGAGTACAGTAAGAGTTAATGGTTTGCCTGTTGCGTTGGATGGAGCATCAGTTTCAGGACATGGTAAAAGTCCACACAGTGGTCCTAGAGTGATTAAAAGTTCATCGACTGTTAGAGCAAATGGAAGAGGAGTTGTTCGTCAGTCTTTAGATATTGCAAGTTGTGGTCATCCGTGTAGTGGTTCGGGTAATGTTAGGGCAGGAGGTTAATTATGGGCGTTTTTCCAACAACAGGATGTAGTATACAGGCAGCGAAATATACGGATGCTGAAAAAGATTTAATTCAAACAGTTATGGATGGTAATGCATTTGCAAATCCAGTAAAGGGTTCTATGGATGCAACAAATACTTCAATATCTGAAACACAGAGTTTGCTTAATTCTGTCGCATGGCCAAATTTACCACAGTGGTCTGCATTATCTGCATCAATCTCTTCTTTGTCTAGTCAAATAGGTTCATATAATACACATTCAAACAGAATATCTGGCAAAAGTTTAAACGCATTAGGTCCTAACAATGAACCAGGATTTATGGGTCTTTATGGAATTGCATCTGCAAATAATAATGCAAGAGAATCTATACTAGAAAAAAATGAAGATAATTTTAGTCCAATCTTTAATAGTATACTTGGTCCAGCATCTAGTGTTTTAAATTCTGTAAATGATACAATTAATAATTCTGTAAAAGATTTAATTTCACTTAATCTTGGGGTCACATCTAGTGGTTACCCAGGTGGATTCACATCAGCAGTTGCGGAAGTACAAACACTAATCAACGATGCATCTACCTCGGTGGCAAATCTTATAACAGAAGATAATAGTTCTTACACTTCAGCACTAAGGTATGTGGAAAAATTTAGTTTAGGTAATATGATAATGAGTAGCACACAAGACCCATGTTTTGGTGGAAAATGTATGGACAGTGTACTTACACCCGGCGTTAAAGCAAAATTAGAAATTGTTGAATCGGAAAAAAATCCTACATAATAGTAAAAAAAGGAAGTTTTATGAAACCAGAAATTTGGGACATGTTTATAAAAATTGGGCTTTCGTTCGGTGCTGTACTTACCGGTCTAGTTACTTTTTTTATAACCCATAAGAAGAAAAAAAAGAGGGTGAAGTCTTCCAATATTATATCCCCAATATTAGATTATTCTGATTCTTTCTGGACAGTTCACTCTTCTATACAAGAATCTTTGACAGAATTAAGGGTGATGTCAGATTGTGCAAGGACTCAGTTAATACAGTTTCATAATGGGGGAAGGTTTATTGATGGGATGAGTATGAAAAGGCTTTCTCTAACCCACGAATCTTTGGCAAATGGAGTTGCTGGCGACCAAAGGAGAAGTCAAGATTTACTTATGAGTATGTTTTTGCTATTTTTAAGTAGAATTAAAGAAGATAACGCCGCTATTCATTATGTTGCAGATTTAGAAGAATCATACACCAAACAATATTTTGAATTTTCTAACACTGTAGCATACTCTGTTTTGCCTATTAAAAAAGAAACGGTTATTGTAGGATATGTGATGGCGCATTGGTGCAGAGAAGAAAAAGCAGATATGGCAGACATAGAAATTGTTGATGATTGGATGCACAGGACACAAAGATTAATTGAAGTAGATTTAACAAATGAAGGGCATAAAATATAAAAATGGGGCATAAATAATATAATGGCTGGTATTTCAGATTATAACAGATATAAAGATTTAGACTTGGATTTTATACCTCATCCAGTGTCTGGTGATGTCGTGCAAAAAGTTGGAGCAGATGCTGTTAAAAGGTCTGTAAGAAATTTGATATACATGAGAATTCACGAAAAGCCTTTTCAACCACATATACATTCTACTGTTAGAAATCTTTTGTTTGAGCCAGCAACCCCATTAATAACTATTCAATTAAAAAAATCAATTAGTGAAGTACTAACAAGAAACGAACCAAGAATTAAATTAATAGAAGTTGGGGTACAGGGGCATGAAGAGAGTTATAAGATAACTATAAGGTATGGTATTAAAAATCAACCAAAAGTGGAAACAGTGCTACTAAATTTAAAGAGGTTACGATAATGGCAAATGACAGAAAAATTAAAGTGAATGAATTAGATTTTCTTACTATAAAAGAAAATTTAAAAAATTATCTTAGTGGTCTTGATGAATTTAGTGATTTTAATTTCGAGGGTTCTGGAATTTCTATACTTCTAGACCTTCTTTCTTATGTGACCCATTATCAAGGATTTTATAATAATATGGTCGCGAACGAAATGTTCTTGGACAGTGCAATAAAAAGAACTTCAGTTGTTTCCCATGCAAAATCTCTAGGATACACCCCATCGTCTAAAACTTCGGCCGAGGCTATTGTAGATATTACTATAAATGACGATACAACGACTACAACAACATTAACAAAACGGTCAAAATTTACATGTCAAAGGGACGGAACTAGTTATACATTCACCAACCAAGATGCCGGCGATTTTGAAATATTAAATGATACTCAAAAAATAATAAGAAATGTAACACTAAAAGAAGGTACATGGAGGAATCAAAGTTTTGTAGTTGATAATAATATTGATACTCAAAAGTTTATAATTTCTTCCAAAGATGTTGATATGTCTACTTTAGGTGTTCGTGTCCAAACTTCTATTAATGACACAACTGGATATACAGATTCGTGGTCTGCTGTATCTGATATTACAAGTCTTACAAGCACCACCAAAGCATATTATACACAAGAAGTAGAAAATGGATTATATGAAATATATTTTGGTGATGGTATTCTTGGAACTAAATTGTCTGATGGTAATGTAATTGTTCTTGAATACTTAATTACAAATGGAGTTTTGGCAAACGATATTGGTTCGCAAGATACGACTTACTCTAGAACATTTAGTTCTTCTGATTCTACAATTGCAAGTATAAATGTAGTTTCTGCATCATCGGGTGGTGGAGGAAAAGAAAGCATTAATGAAATTAAATTTAATGCGCCCAAAGCATTCCAATCTCAAAATAGGTCCGTCACAACCAACGACTATAAAACATTTATATCTCAAAATTATAGTAATGCCAGCGATGTATTCGTTTGGGGAGGAGAAAATAATAATCCACCAGAATATGGAAAGGTATTGATTTCTGTTAAACCCACCAGCGGAAGTGTGTTAAGTCAAGAAGAAAAATTGGGTTTACAAAACTTATTAAAAACACAAAATCTTGTTAGTATAATCCCAGAAATTGTAGACCCAAATTATATCTACCTGAAAGTAAAAAGTAATATTTCATATGATTCTAATACCACAACAAAAAGTACAAGTGATATTAAAACATTAGTCGATTCTTCTATTATATCATATTCTGTTACTGAACTTGAACAATTTAATAGAAATTTTAGATATTCTAAATTTGTAAAAGTTCTTGATGATGCGGATGATTCTGTTCTAGGAAATGAAACTTCTATTAAAATACAAAAAAGAATAGAGGTAACGGTTGGTGAGGCAAAAACATATACCATAGAGTTTGGTAATAAAATTTATCATCCACATGCTGGTCATATGCCTGTAATTGAAAGTAACGCCTTTACATATACCAAACTTGATGGGACTATTGTAGATGCTTTGTTAGACGATGACGGAGAAGGAAATATCAGAATATATGAAGTTATCAATGCGGTAAAGTCATATCTAAATGAAACTGCTGGTACAATAGATTATGGTGCAGGTATAATTTCATTAAAAGACTTTATGCCTGTTTCTGTTGATGGAACACTTTTGAAAATAGATGTTGTTCCAGAAAGTAAAGATATTATATCTGAAAGAAATGGAATTATTTTAATAGACTTAAATGATTCTGATTCTGTTCAAACTGTTGTGGAATCTTATTCTCCTTATAGTATTAATAGTAAATCGTCATCTGGTAGTGTTTCTGTTTCTTCTAGTAGTTCCAGTGGTTCAGGATATTAATAGATGCCACTAATTATAGGACAAGGTGGAGGTGCTGGACAGGACCAGGAGCCGTATACATTTGTATCTCTTCTTTCGGGTGCAACAGCAAGTATAAGTAATAAAATTTCCAGTGTTGTATCTGAAATATTGCCTGGTTTTGTTGATAACAACCATTCCAAATTTGTAGACTTTATGGAAGCATATTATGAATGGACGGAACAAAATGAAAATCCTCACGGAACTTCTGTCGCTTTGATTGATTTAATTGATGTTGATAAAAGTTTAGATTCTTTTATTGAATATTTTAAAGATGTCTATATTAAAGATTTTCCTAAAAACCTTGCAGTCGATTCTTCTGGTAATGTCTTAAATGAAAAAACAATTATTAAAAATATCAGTGATTTTTACGGAAGTAAAGGAACAGAAAAATCATATAAGTTTTTTCTAAGAATTTTACACGATAGTGATGTTGAATTTTATTATCCCAAAGAAGATATACTTCGTGTGTCTGATGGCAAATGGATAGAAAAAAAATCACTTAAAGTTACAAGCAACAACGGTTCAAAATTATTTGACTTGGCAAAGAAAACAATCACCCAAAAAGATGCCATCGGAAGTGGGGTGTTATCTGAAGCATCTGCAACCGTAGAATCTATACTTCAATATAATGTCGAACAATATTTCGTAACAGAATTGTTTCTAACAGATATAAATGGCACATTTCTTCAGGGAAATAAAATTGAAGGTTTAGATGATGATAATAATAAAATTCAAGAAGATATTTATTCTGTTCCGAGCGTCATTAATATTCATTCTAGAGGAGCAGGATATAGGTCTGGGGATACGGTAGCAATTGATGAAACTTCTAATGAATATATTTCTGGTAAAGGGGCAAAAGTTGAAGTTGATAAAGTTGATAAGAGTGGTGCAATACAAAGTGTTGTAATTAAAAATTTCGGTACAAACTATACAACCAATACATCAGACGATACTGTTCCAGTATATTTTCGTTCAACTTCTGGTGATGGTACTGCATCAGGAAATGCTTCGTTGAAAGCATTATGTGTTTATCCTGGATATTGGTTGAACAATGATGGTAAATTGAGTTCAAACAAATATTCAAGAGATAATGAAAAATATTGTGAGTTCTCTTATGTTTTAAAAGCAGAAATTGCTTTGGAAAGTTATAAAAACCAAGTTTTAAAAACAATTCACCCCAGCGGAACAAGATTATTTGGCAATATTTCTTTACTTAATACAGTATCTAGTACTGTTCCATATCACACAGAAATTGTTTCAAAGGTCCCTCCTCTTGTGGGACATTACACACCGTACACTTTAGACACACACGACAATTTGAGAGGTGCGACTGGTTCTGGTTCTGTCATAGATTTATATCCTGGAGGATTTAATCCTGGCGCGACTTCTGCTGGTCATTGTTTAGGAAATACTGGAGGCAGACTAGCATTAACATCGGGTGGTACTGGTGGTTTTACTTTAGGTTGTATGGTAATTGGAGATAGTGTAACTGGTTCGAGTAGTGGTGCGACTGGTATAGTTTTTGGGTGGAGCAGAAGTACTTCTACAGGTGGTGTGTTGTTTCTTAAAGTGGGTGGTACTGGAGGACCTCTAGGATTTACAGCAGGTGAACGAGTGGATATTGGGAAGAGTGGTTCAACTGGTATTATTGGCGGTGGTGGTGGTATAACTGGCAACTGGGTAGGAGTTGGTAACGGAACAGTTTTGGAAGATGTTGCAACTGTACATGTTACTGGTCCTGCTGGCGGATTAAGTTCTGGTGCGACATCATCACAAGAAAGTGGAATAACCCATTGGATAATTAATGCATCTTTTCAGTCAGCATATGCTGGAGCAGACTCCGTAAATATTACTGAAACATTACTTGTTAAAACCTTTACACACACAAGCCCGTACACAGCAGGATATGATTATTCTATAGGAAATGCTGTACAACAGCAAGACCTTAATAATCTGGGGATTTCTGCATCTGGTATTGTACAAGATTGGATTCCACCTGCGTCTGGTGGTACAGGTGGAGTTTTAAAAATTCAGCAAATTGGTACACATAATTTTGCAGGTGGTACAATATACGAAATAAATAATTATAATGGAACTATATCCATAACAAATCATTTTGCAGTACAAGGGTCTGACGAAACAATTAGAAATAAAATTAAACATTTAAAACTGGAAGATATTGTTCAGATACCTGCCGCGGGCAGTGATCGTTGGATATATCATAGTGGAGATAGTGAATCTGGTGTTACTGGTGGGTACACTCAAGGCGCGTGATATATAGTATAGGAGATAAACATGGCATCTGATGCATTAAAACAAGAATTTAAAACAACCTTCGCTAGTAATTTCGAGAAGGCTTTTGACAATGATTCTGATGACCAATACTTCTTGGTGTTTGGTAAAGTAGACAGTTGGGCAACCACTGAACCTGCATCTGCTGGACCCTATGGTACAGCGAATGATAATACTCCGCCGTCTAATATAGATTCCACAGAAAGAGGATTTCAGGCTCTTAGAGATTCTGTTGGAGCAAAGAGAATTTCTTCTAGAAACATTTATAGAATGATTCTTAGAAATAACTGGACATATGGAATTACATATGACCAATATGATTCATCTGAAGACCTGTTTGGTACTGCTTCTGGAACTCAAAAAAGATTTTATGTATACACATCTACTGGCAATGTTTATAAATGTATAGGAAATACTGGTGCAGGTGCAGAGGGACCGGTTTCGCAGTTTGAACCTGCTCATACTATATCAGATGTTGTTACATTAGAAGATGGATATAGATGGAAATTTATTTACAAAGTAACAGACGACAGTAAAGACTTTTTGACTAACGAATATATTCCAATTCAATATACCAATACAGATTCAGATACTTTTTTAAATCAATGGAATGCTCAACAAAGTTCGGTTAAAGGAACTATAGAGCATATTAATATAACTGCACCATCAAGTGCTTTTGTTCCCGCACAGTGGATAAAATCTACTCCTCCAAACACAACAAAAGAGATTCAAGAAAATTCACCAGCCGGAGTAACATATGCTCATCTAGATGAGATGCCGCAAACCAATGATTATTATGTTGGATATTCTCTTTACATTAGTTCTGGTCCTGGGACAGGACAAAAAAGAAAAATTGTAAAATATACAAATGATGGAAGAAAAGCAGAATTTAATATTCCCTTAACGGAAGCAATTTCTTCGGGAGATGGTGGGTTTTTACAATCAACATATCAAATTATGCCGAATATTGTTTTGGAGGGTGATGGTAACAGTGCAGACGCACTTGCCGTAACCGACTCGGATGGTCGTTTGACTGGTGTATCAATTTTAAACACAGGAGAAAATTATACCGTAGTAGTTCCTAAAATATTACCTATTGGAGTTTCTGGTGGTGATATAGGAACTAATGATATTCAAGGACCAACCTTAACTTGTGAAATTTCTCCTGGAAATGGTCATGCATTTAATTCTATTCAAGATTTCCAAAGTGATAAAGTAATGATTAGAACAGTTGTAAAAGGAACGGATTCAAACTTTGTGGCTGGAAGTCAAGATATCAGACAAGTTATGTTGGTTAAAAATCCAAAAATTAATGGCGGAACATATGATGGATGGACTGCCGGTTCTGAAATTTCTAGAAGAAAGCAATTAACCGTTGCAAAACCATATTTTTCAACTGTGGGATTTTCTGATGGTTCTTTCCTTTCCTCAACAGGTAAAACTGGCGATACTGTTATGGGAGAAAATACTAAAGCAACGGGTCTTATTCAAAGTTGGACTTATAGTGCGGCTAATCCATCATTAGGAACACTGGAACTCACAAATGTACGAGGAAATTTTGAAGTGGACACTCCAGGTAGCAATTTAACTAGAATTGTTTTTTCTGATGATGCAACGGGAACAACTAGTGATTTTGTATTAGGTAGAACAGTAAAACAACATAATGGTTTAGCAGGACCAAGTGGTGCAACCGCGGTTGGAAAAGTTCATGCATGGAATGCTTCTACTGTTGCAGAAACACACCGGCCATTTGAACTCATTGTTGATGTTTCTGCAAACTCCTTTGTTGATGACCAAGTAGTAACAGAATATGGTGCAGATGGGAATGCGAGTTCCAATACATGGACCGGAACTAATGTTGTAGAAAGAAAAATGGGAGAACTCCTTAAACACCATAGTTCTATTCAAGGACTCACCTTTGAATTTTATAATAATTCAGATGGTCATCAAAATATTGCTAGAGCAAATCAATTGACTGATGTTCAGGACGAAGAAACACTTGAAAAATCATATAGACTTACAACAAAACTTGAAATAATAGATTCTAGTGGCTCTCCAGATTTAGCATCAGATACCTATACTGCTGATACGATATTCCAACAAGAACATCTTAGTAATACAGGTGGAGCAACTTCTGGTATAATCACAACTGGTAAAATAGTTTCTTGGTCTGCCAGTGAGGATGGTTCAAGTGGAGCCCTATATCTCAATGATGTTAGAGGAAGTTTTGTAACTGGTGGTTTTAGTAGTGGCTCAAGAACAAATGATGGAATAACTTTTGTTACAGAACCAGAATTACAAATAGGGTCTGGAGAAGTCTTATATATACAGAATATAAGGCCTATTTCTAGAACTGCCGAACAAGACGAAGAAATTAAAATATTGATAGGATTTTAAAATAAATGGTATACGACCCAACACTTTTCAATACAAACCCATACTACGATGACTTCAATGAAGATAAGAAGTTTCTTAGGATGCTATTTAATCCTGGAAAAGCCGTTCAAGCAAGAGAATTAACTCAACTCCAGACAGTAATACAAAACCAAGTACAGAGATTTGGTGACCATATATTAAATAATGGGTCAAGGGTAGTTGGTGGAGAAATTTCTAATCAAGATGTTTCTTTTATAAGATTTCAGAAGGATAGCCCTGCTTATGGAGCAACAGGAGAAATTGATGTAACTAATTTTTATGGAACTGATTTGGTTATAGATTCTGGAACTTCCGATGATACTAGAAGAGCAAAAGTTCTTCATGGTATTACTTCAGACATGTCAACAAATGATGATTATTATATTTTATGTGTACAATATATAAGTGGTGGTAGTGGAGGTGCAGAGCAATTTGCAGATGCTGAAGTTGTAAAGGGAATTTGTGGTAGTAATGTATACAAAGCACGGATTGCTGACCGAAATAATGTAGATTCTACAGATGCATTGAATTATGATGGTGTAACTGGAACTGCTAAACTTACAACAATAAATGATGGTGTCTTCTTTGTTGATGGATTTTTTGTAAAAAATGATATTCAATCCGTTTCTCCTTATGGTTTAACAGGAGAAAGTTTAAACATCAGAAACTTTTCTTCTCCAACAAGCAGAATAGGATTTACTACAGAAAAAACAATTATATCTGCAACTGATGATTATACTTTGCGTGACCCCGCATCTGGCGCATATAACTTTAATGCTCCTGGCGCAGACAGATATAAGATTGATTTAAAAGTTGATTTTAAAAATTTCGAGAATCATGCGACCGCCGGTTCTACTGCTTTTGGTGATTTAAACTTTTTTGAAATTGTCAGATTTGTCAATGGTGCAGTTCAACTTAAAAAACAATACAGTGATTATTCAGAAATTGAAAAAACTCTTGCAAGAAGAACTCATGACGAGTCTGGTTCATATACAGTAAAACCCTTTGAAATTAATCTAAGAGAATCATTAGATACTTTGGGTGGAGTGTATAGTGAAGGAGCAGGCGGAAAGTCTGGTTCAGTTGCCGTTGGACTAGAATCTGGCAAAGCATATGTTTTTGGTTATGAATTAGAAACTCAAGGTACTCAATATATTTTAGTTGATAAGGGTCGTTCAGCAGACAGTGTTGCTTCCCAACCTATGGGTTCGGTTAAATTTGGTCAATATGTAAAGGTAAAGGGTGGTATCACCCCGGGCGGTAAAGGAACTTCTTCTGGAATTGGAATGAGTGGGGCACTAACTGGTGGATTCCCAATATCAGATTATCCAAAGATTAGATTGCAAGACCCAAGTGGTGCTACTGGTACTGCTAGAGTAAGAATGTTTGAACAACTGAATGACTGGGGCAGTTATGGCGATTCTATGACTGGCGATGACCAAACTTATAATATGTATTTGTTTGATGTTCAATTGGGTGGAATTACTGCATTTGGTAATGTTGTAAAATTTGGTGGTGGAACTACACTGGGTTCTGGTAGTCTTACAGCAGGATTTGTTGTTGCAACTGGAGGAACAAATGCAAACGGTACTGCACTGTTTGAACCAAGTTATAATTCTTCAATTTTCCCTGTTCCAATTGGAAACTCTGTAAATAATGTAAGTGATTTAACCTATACCATACTTAAAACTTTTAATATTTCTCAGACTACTGCATCAAATCAGATTAACCTAGATTCGGGAGATAACTCTTTATCCTTCGCCGCGGCTGCATATGGAATACTTAACCCATCAGAGAAATTTTCAAAATACTTGTTAGTATGTAAAGATGGCGGTAGTTTAACTATGGGTTGCTCTGGTGAACGAATGCTAACAGACTCCATTCGTTTTGAAGTTCCTTCTACAAGTACAAACACATTAAATATTGGTGTTGGTGATGGTACAAGTGGACTCCTTCCTATAGGAAATTATTCATTAACTGCTACTCTAAATGTGGGTAGTCCATTCTTACACAGAACAAAAACATTTATAAAAACTACTGATGAAGGAAGCACATCCGAACACATTTTTGGTGCAAATGGAAATGCTTCTGGTTTGTCGGGTTCGACTGGTTCGTACCATATTACATTGGACCATCATGACATTTATGATATAGAATCTATTACTGACCGAGGGGATGGTACTAGTGCAACCAAATTAGGAATTTCTGGTACTGACTTGAAGGCAGCCTTTTTACTTGATAATGGACAAAGAGATAACTACTATGATTATGGTAGAGTCTACTTAAATCCGTCATGGGGTACTGGTGGCGGTGCTATGACCGGTGATATTAATTTATTAGTAACATATTCTAGATTTAATCACAGTGATGGTGTAGGACCATTTATTGTAAATTCTTACAACCACACTACAGGAATTTCATTCGATAATATTCCAATATATACAAGTCCAAATACAGGTAAGAGTTATTCTTTAAGAAATTGTATAGACTTCCGTGGAACGGTTCAGTCGGATAATACAATCAATCCTCTTGGTTTAATACCAAAACCGTCTGCCTCTAATGCATTGGTGGATTATGAATATCATCTATCCAGAATCGATAAAATTATTCTTACAAAAGAAAGACAATTTGATGTAATAAGGGGAATCCCTTCTTTAAATCCTCAAGAACCGCCTGACCGTGATGATGCGATAACATTATATGTTTTAACTATTCCTGCTTACACATATAATGTTGGTGATATAACTTCAAAATTTGTAGAAAATAAACGATACACTATGCGTGATATCGGTTCAATAGAAAAGAGAGTTGAAAATCTAGAATATTATACTAGTCTTTCTCTTCTTGAACAAGAAACCGAAGGAAGGTCAATATTAGATTCTTCTGGTAATGATATATTTAAAAATGGTATAATGGTAGATGCTTTTAGAGGACACTCTGTTGGTGATGTTTTAAATTCAGATTATGTCTGTTCTATTGATTATGAAAACGGTCACTGTAAGCCTCCATTTACCAGTAACTCTTTGAAATTAGAAATGACATCAAATGATTCTGGTATTACTATGTCCCCTGCTGGCGTAGTATCTTTGGCATACAGTGTAAACAATTCTTTTGTGTGGCAAAGTCTAGCAAGTGGAAATGTTTCAGTAAATCCATTTAGTATTCCTTCTTTTATGGGACATGTTAAATTTAATGACCCGTTTGATGAATGGTATGACCAGTCCAGCGAACCTGTAGTTAAAATTAACACCCAAGGTGAAAACGATAGATGGAAAGTCAATAACGAAAGTAGTGGATATGGATTTGGAACTCAATGGAATGATTGGGAAGTCATGTGGTCTGGTAGAACGGTTACAAAAAATGACCTCTATAATAACAGAGGTAGAGATTACCTAGATGCATTCAGTACAGGTTCTACAGCATCTAATATAGAGAGTAGAATTAAATTGGCAGAGTCATCTGCGATTCGTTCAACAGAAACACAAAAAACTAATGAAGGTCGTTCTGGAATTAGAGTAAGAAAATTGCCAGAGAGATTAGAAAAAATTGTAAATAATAAAATTGTGGATGTTAGTGTTGTATCATATGCTAGGGCAAAAACCCTCACATTAAGTGTATATGGAATGAAACCATATTCGAGAATATATCCTTTCTTTGAAGGAGATGATGTAACTAGTTATTGTGGAGTGAGTGCAGGTATCGGTGCTTCTGGTGGGGAAATTCACACTGATTCTGAAGGTAAAGTTATAGATGCATTCTTCTCTGTTCCTGCATCAACTTATAGAACAGGAGAAAGAATATTAAGATTTACAGATAGTTCATCGAACACTCTTTCTGAAACAACAACGGCCGCAGATGGTATTTATTATGCAACTGGTATTTCTTCACAAAGAGAGGGCGATTTAATATCAACTAGACCAATCGTTAGCAGAAGACAAGTTGTAAATGATGAATCTATTATGAGAGATGCATTTGACCGAGAAAGATATATCAATACAAGTACAAATAGTCTTTGGTTGGACCCTCTTGCACAAACAATGACTGTTGATAGAAATACATATCCAAACGGTTCATACATTCACAGTCTTGATTTATTCTTCCAAAGTATAGATGAAAATGTTCCAGTTACTGTAGAGATAAGACCAACAATTGGTGGGTATCCACACTTGTCGCAATCTTTACCATTCTCAACAGTTTCATTAATTCCAGATTCGAGTGAAGTTCGTTCGGATTATCCTAACGAAGAAACATATACTAGATTTACATTCGATAGTCCAGTGTATATGGCTCCGGGAGAATATTCTATATGTGTAAAAAGTAGTAGTGGTTCATATAAACTTTATATGGCAGAACTAGGACAAACAGTATTAGATACTGGAGTTGTAATTTCTGAACAACCACATAACGGTACTTTGTTCACTCCCCAAAACACTGGAATTTCTGTTCCTAATACAAATAAGGCATTGAAATTTAAACTTAATAATTGTAGTTTCACTACAGAAGGAAACGCTTCTTTTGAAATCCCTGCGGATGAGTATGCAAGAGAAGTTACTGCTTCATCTTTAATTACAGATGTGTTGAAAGTTAATTCGGGAGAATATACAGCAAAAAATACATCAATAAGTCATAATTTTGACCTTGGTGGTCTTGCGGGAGAATCTATAATTAATAATGAAAACATTTATCTTGCAGACCCGAAATCTATGGCAAGCACGGTAGACACAAATGCATTTAAATTAAATTCTACATTAACTACTACAGATTTTTGGGTATCTCCTGTGATTGATTCAAAAAGATTAGAATTTATAAGTGTTCATAACCTTGTTAATACAAGCACAAACACATCTATAAATGGTGAATTGGATGCGAATGCACATTCTTCGGATGCTTCTCTATATGGTGATACACCGGGGAGTGATAACCCAACACTAAGAGAAGGTGCCGCGGCGAGGTACATCACAAGAAGAGTTACTTTGGCGGATGGATTTGAGTCTAATAACTTTAAAGTATTATTGGCAGTAAATAAACCGGCAGAGGCAACTGTTCAAGTATTCATCAAACCTCTTGGAACGGAAGATGATACTCCGTTTGAAGAAGTAGCATATACTCAAATGACAGAAGATTCTACTATTCCTGATTCTGCAAATGACTATGATTTTAATGATACTACTTTCTCTTTGAGTAGTACATTTGACAGTGATATAAAAACTTTTGCTATCAAGGTTTGTATGTATAGTTCTTCTTCGACAAAAGTTCCATCCATTAGAGATTTTAGGACAATTGCTTTGGCATCATAATATGAATAATTCTACAACAATAGAAAATAGAAATGATATCATTAGAGATAACCACTCCAAAGCAATTCTTAATACAGATTTAGAAGGCCTTAATGCATGGAAAAAGAGAAAAGAAAAAAGTAATCAGGTTGAGCGTCACGAAAATGATATAAATATTATAAAGAATGAAATTAGTGAAATTAAATCTATGGTTCAAGAAATAATAAAGGGACTTAATTAATGCCCGCATCAGATGATAATACAGTAAATATTACTCCTTTAGTGTTAGGTGATACATTCTACGAATGGATGCAAGTTACCAATAGAGATATTATTGGAAAACTTAATGAAATAACTGCCTATTCTGTAACAGGTGGTGATGGTGTCAGTGCTACCACTAATCAAAGTGGTCAAGTTCAACTTGAAATTGCATCAAATGTTACAAAGGGTATCACCTTTCATGGTGATGTTGTATTTGGCGGAACAATTACTAGAATTAATTCTATAGAACTTTCTGTTGATGACTTCAATATTGTATTGGGTGCAGTTCAAGGTGAGGCTGGTACAGCAGATTCATATATCGGCAACTCTGGTGGTGGTGGAATGATTTTAACAAGAAGTCAAGGGGCTTCTGCGGAATTTTTATGGAAACCACAACCTGATTATGGTGCATTAAAAGCGGCGGGATGTTCCGGCGCATGGCATAGTAACCAGAATATTGCATTCACTGGTGGTTGTGCTTTAATGTCTACAGATGACAAATTAAAATTCAAAACAAACAGTGGAACTGGTTCTGGACTTATGATTTCTACTGGTGGATTGCCAGGAAATTGTGGTCCAGGTTTTGAAAATGCATACTCTATGAAATTGTCCCATATGGGAACAGGATGTACTGGAACTACACAAGGAATATTCTTTGACGAAGATGGAATGGTTAGAATATATGATGGTGTAAATAAGAAAGTATTCACATATGCATCACACGGATTCACATTCGGTCACGCTGTTAGAATTGGTGCTGGTGGTACTTGTCAATTAGCACACGCAGGAACTAAAGCAGATGCGGAAGTATTTGGTATAGTATCTGAAGTACTAAACGCAAATCAGTTTGTGGTTACAATGAACGGTGAAATTCATGGTTCTTTTACCACCGCACTTGGTGGTGTTGCAGGTTCTACACTTATGCCAGGTGATGCATACTTCCTTTCTGGAAGTGGAGGCGGTAGTGGAGAAATAACAAGTACTGAAATTACAGATGCAGGTATGATTAGAAAACCAACACTGATTGGTTTGGGTGCAACAAGTGGATATGTAGTACAATATGTTGGTGCAAGAATTGCCGCGGAATCAGACAGTGGTGCGCCAGTAGTGAAAAGAATTAGTGTCAACGCGGATGCTACCTCGAACCATGGGTCGGTTGGTATATCGGCAGTCAACGCAGCCGCTGGAAGGTATACTATAACACATAACTTTGGGACAACTTCATATACAGCCGTTGCATCTTGGGCGGGTGGTGCTGAAGGCAGGGTTTCAACTTATTCAAAGTCTTCAAATGATTGTGAAATAAGAACATATGGTTCTGATATGTCCACGCTGACAAACAATGCATTTGAATTATTATTAGGAAAGGATGTAACATAAATGGGTAGTGCAAGAACAGTAACAGGTGTAGGTCCCAGATTTTGTTTTACATTTGCGGGAACTGGTGGTGCTGGTGTGACCAACTTATCTGTAGATAATCATATTGGTACAGTTACTGCTTGGCGACAGCCGGCTAGTAATGGAGTGTATGGTATAGAACACAATTACGGAAGTACCGCATATGCTGTTAATATAAACTGCGAAAGAGCGGCTGGTGCTTGGGGTAATGTTACAATAAATTATCGTGGTACTACAGGATGCACCTTTGAGGTTAGAGATTTGGGGGCGGCCGCAGTTGATGCGGCATTCGTACATTGCACAATACATGATGCAGGAGGATAATTATAAATGGCAAATTCAGCATTTAATTTAAGTAGCGCAATCGGAGCAGACGGAAGGTCTATCCGTGCTATAAAAACACAAGCAGGACATGGTTTTTCTGCGGGTACTGTTGTTAGATATGAAC